TTTTCCAAAGGGGGGAAGATTTGGGAGTTTGAATGCCGCCGAGATCTTCTATATCCAGATTGCCGAGGGATATCCGGGAGGCCTTTGAGAAGCGGCTGATCGCCGGCGGGTTCGCCGATTATGACGGCCTGGCGGCCTGGCTGAAGGAACAGGGATTTGAGATCTCCAGGTCGGCCGCTCATCGATATGGGCAGGAATTCGAGAATAAACTGTCCGCCATCAAGATAGCTACCGAACAGGCCAAGGCGATCACCGAGGCGGTAGGTGATGAAGAGGGTGCGATGGGCGAGGCGCTGACCCGGCTTTGCCAGGAAAAAGCGTTTAATGTTTTGATCAAGATGGAGGACCTGGATCCGGGGCAGACAAATATCTCCAAGATGGGGATCATGATCGCCCGGCTGAACCGCGCCGCCGTCACCCAGAAGAAGTGGGCGCGCGAGGTTAGGGATAAGGCGCGGCAGGCGGTGAAGAACATCGAGGAGAAGGGCAAGGCCCGGGGGCTGAGCCCCGAGGCCATGAAAATGATCAAGGAAGAGATCTATGGGATCACGGGCACCGCGACCTGAAATTGCGGATTGCGGATTGCGGAATACGGAATTGCCCGCCGCCACGGGCGACCACACAGGGTCGCCCCCACAAAAAGGGCCGGCTATTCCCCTGACGCTTTACCAGAAGCGGTGGGTGGAGGATAAGTCTCGGTTTAAGATCGGGCGGATTACCCGGCAGGGAGGAAAGACTTTCGGGGCGACCCTGGAAGCGGTGCTGGATTGCTATGAGCATGTGACCAAGTGGGTCTGCCTATCCCGCGGGGAGAGGCAATCCAAAGAATTGATCGCCCAGAGCAAGATCCATGCCAAAGCCATCGGCGTGGCGGTGGAGGAGATCGAGGGGACGTTCAAAGGGGAAGATGCCGAGTACAAAATGCTGGAAGTCGTATTCCCCAACGGCTCGCGGATTATCGGGCTGCCGGCCAATCCGGACACGGCCCGGGGCTGGAGCGCCAACATCCTCCTGGATGAATTCGCCCTGCACAAGGACAGCCGGGCCATCTGGCGCGCGCTCTATCCCACCATCACCCGGGGATACAAAATCAGGATTATCTCCACGCCCTTCGGGAAAAAGAACAAGTTCTATGAGCTATGCACGGCGGACAACGGGTATTCCAAACACGTGGTGCCCATCCAGGTGGCGATCAAAGAAGGGCTGATCCTGCGGAACGAGGAAGGCAAGCCCACGACCCTCGAGGAGCTGAAGAAGGGGTTCGGTGATGATGAAGGCTGGGCCCAGGAATACGAAGTGGAGTTCCTGGACGAGGCCACGGCGTTCCTGACCTACGACCTCATCGCCTCGGTGGAGAACGACGAATGCGAAACGACGCCCGACTGGGCGAAGGCTTTGCTGGATGAAGCGAAGGACGCTTACAAGGAATTCCGCCGCACCAACCTCGAACCTCCTCTCCTCCAGCAAATCCCCCCTGCCCCCCTTTTCCAAAGGGGGGTTGTGGGGGATTTGTACCTTGGATTCGACGTGGCGCGGAAACGAGACCTTTCGGTGATCTGGGTGGATGGACTGAGCGACGGGGTGGCCTGGACCCGGGCGGTGATCGAGATGGCCAAGCAGCCTTTCTTCGTCCAGAAGAGAGTCCTTTTTCACCTGCTTTCGGATCCCTCCGTGCGCCGCGCCTGCATCGACCAGACGGGCCTGGGCATGCAGATCGCTGAAGAGGCGACGGATAAATTCGGGGAGCACCGGGTCGAGGGGATCGATTTCACCCCGGCCAGCAAGGAAGCGCTCGCCACGGGGCTGAAGAAAAATTTCGAGGACCTCCAGTCGCGGATCCCGATGAGCAATACAATCCGCAATTCATTGCACTCGGTCAAGAAATACGAGACTTCCACCGGCCATTTCCGCTTTGACGCGGACAAGACGGAGGAGACCGGGCACGCGGATCATTTCTGGGCCAAGGCCCTGGCCGCCCAGGCGGCGAACCGGCCGGCGGGGAAGATCGAATACAAAAGCACGGGGGTAAAGAGGGATTTCACCAGGATGGAAACCTACCTGTGAATTGCGGATTGCGGATTGCGGATTGCGGATTGTAGGAGCGCGCGCGGCGCGGCCATAGGAAAGGGAAATGGCTGACGAAGCAGTCAAAAAACCGGAAATCAACGAGGTCGCCACAGCGGCGAAGGACATCGAGATCTTCGCCGGCTGGTTGAAGCGCCTGGAGAATCCGGACCCGGTCCTTCTTTCCGAATCGGCCGGTAAGGGAATTAAACTCTACGACGAGGTGGACCGGGACGCGCATGCGAGTTCCGTGTTCCAGACGCGCTACCTGGCGGTGGTCAATAAGGAATGGCAGGTGGATCCGGCGCAGCCGAGCGCGGACCGGCGGCGGCCGACCGCGGAAGAAAAGAAGGCGCAGGAAATAGCCGACTTCGTGAAACAGGTCCTCCTCTCCTGCAATTTCGACCAGGCGCGGCAGGAGATGCTCCAGGGGATCCTCTACGGCTTCTATGGCGCGGAGATCATGTGGCAGTATTCGAACGGCAAGATATTGATCGATAAGATCCTGGCCAAACACCCGCGCCGGTTCATATTCACCCCTGAGCGCGAGCTCCGCCTTCTGACACCCAGTTCCATGATCGAGGGGGAGCCGGTCCCGGACCGCAAATTCATCATCTTTACCTATGGATCATCGGATAACCCCTACGGCAAAGGCCTGGGGCAAAAGTGCTGGTGGCCCGTCTGGTTCAAGAAACACGGCATCAAGTTCTGGGTGATTTTCGCGGAGAAATTCGGGGCCCCCACCCCCTGGGGAAAGTATCCGCCCGGCACCGATAAAGAGGAGCAAGACAAACTCCTCGAAGCCCTGGGGGCCATGCAGCAGGAGTCCGCGGTCATCACTCCGGATGGGATGTTGATTGAATTGATCGAGGCCGCGCGGCAGAGCTCGATCAATACCTATGAATCCCTGTGCGAATTCATGGACAAGCAGATCAGCAAGGCGGTCCTGGGCCATACCGCATCAGCCGAGGCGACCCCCGGCAAACTGGGCAGCGAGGAGCAGGCCGTTGACATCCGTGCCGATTACGTGAAGGCCGATGCGGACCTGCTCTGTGAATGCCTCAATGCCACCCTGATTCGCTGGATCGTGGATTTCAACTTCGGGGTGCAGGCGGTTTACCCCAAACTCTGGGTGCGAACCCAGCCGGAGAAGGACCTCAAAGCCCTGGCGGATAGAGATAAGATCCTGGTGCGGGAAATCGGAGTGCCGGCGCCGAAGAGATATTTTTATGAGACCTACGACATACCGGAGCCGGAGGAAGATGATGAATTGGTTGTGCCTCCCGCCGGTGCCGGCCTGTTTCCGGGAACGCCGCAATTCTCGGAAAGGGGCCTGCCCGCATCGACGATCGACGGGATCACGGATAGGGCGTTGGCGGAGGCTTCCACAGATGACCTGATGATGCCGATCGAGGCTCTTCTCCGGAACTGTCAATCCCTCGAGGAATTCCGGAACAAGATGATCGAGGCTCACGGCCGGATGGACCCGGCATCCCTTGGAAACCTGATACAGCGGGCCATGACCCTGGCGGATTTGTCGGGGAGGTTCGATGCCGCCCAGCGCTGAATATCTGAATCTGCCTTTTGATGAGGCCATCGCCTTTTTCCGGCAGAAGGTGAATCTGCCCACCAGGGCCTGGACGGACCTCTGGAAAGAGATGCACACGCGGGCCTTTACCGTGGCCGGGGCGATGAAGGATGACCTCCTCGCGGATTTGCGGACCGCCGTCGATAGCGGGATCGCCGAGGGGACCACGATCCAGGATTTCCGGAAGGCTTTCGATCAGATCATTCAAAAATACGGCTGGAGCTACAAAGGCGGTCGGGGATGGAGAACGGGGGTTATCTTCAATACCAACGTGAGCGTGGCTTACAGCGCCGGGCATTACGCCCAGATGAGCGATCCGGATGTCCTGGCAGCCAGGCCATATTGGAGATACGTGGCTTCAACCTCGATCGAGAAGCGGCCGGAGCACATGAAATGGTACAACCTGGTCCTTCCGGCGGATGATCCTTTCTGGAATACGCATTATCCCCCGAACGGATGGGGATGCAAGTGAGGGGTCGTGAATTTATCCATCCGGGAGGTGGAAAGGTTGAAAGGGCAAGAAGGCCAGGGACGATACCCGGTAAAAACAAAAGCCCCGGATCCGGAATTTTACCGATGGCTGGATAAGTCGACGGGGACTGAGCACAGGATACCGGTGGGAATCGATCCCGGGTGGGATTACAACCCGGGAAAAGTGGACGTGGAAAAATGGCCGGTGTGACCCTCGATGTAAAAATCGAAGACCAGGGCGTCCTGGATCTGATCGCCAGGCTTAGGGAAAGGACCTCCAACCTGTCCCCGGCGATGAAAATCATCGGGAGCATCGTGCGCACGTCGGTGATCCGCAACTTCGAGGCCGGCGGCCGGCCGGAAAAATGGAAACCCCTCAAGGGCATTTCCTACGAGCTCGGCTACACGATGGGAAAGAAAAGAAAGGCGTTCAAAAAACGCGGTGGTCTGACGGTGGGGTTTCAGCGATACATCCAAGGCAAGAAAATTCTCATCGGCCAGGGCATGGCCGGGGGATTGATGGGCTCGATCCATTATAAGGCCTACCCGGACAAAGTGGAAATCGGGACGAACAAAATCTATGGGGCGATCCACCAACTCGGGGGCAAGGCCGGACGGGGGAAAAAGGTCGATATCCCGGCCCGGCCCTACCTCAAAGTCCAGGAGGAAGACTGGACGGAGATCCGGGCGGCGATTTCCGACTACTTGCTGGCCCGAAAATGAAAAACGGCAAATCGCCCAAATTCGGCCCAGGAAGGGCGACCGGAGAAAACACGTGGGGTTGGTCCAATTTGCTTGACACCTATGTTCATGAACACGATTTAAAGCCCTGGCGGGCGTACTTGAGGCCCGGACCGGGGAAAACAGGGGGTTGAAATGCCATACGGCAAAAAAGAGGAACTTCCGGATGCGGTGAAAGCCCTGCCGGAGCACGGCCAGGAGATCTGGATGGCGGCCTTCAATTCCGTCTTCGACCAGTACAAGGGAGACGAAGAAAAATGCTTCGCCGTGGCCTGGGCGGCGGTTAAAAACAAGTTTGAAAAAAATGAGAAAGACGAGTGGGTGGCCAAGGCCGAGCATAACGAGGGACTCTCCGGATGGATCGAGATCTTCCGGGCCGGGAAGCAGCGGGACTCCTCGGGGGAAGAGAGGGAATGGAGCGAAGCGGACCTGGACGAGATCATAAAAAACTACGACCCCCGGCACCACGAGGCGCCGGCGGTGATCGGGCACCCGAAAGAAGACCATCCGGCCTGGGCCTGGACGGAGGCATTGAAGAGGGAAGGGAAAATTCTCTTCGCCAGGCTGCGCGACGCGATCCCGGAATTTGCCGAGATGGTAAGGCAGGGGATGTTCAAGAAAAGAAGTGCCGCCTTTTACCTGCAGCCCAAACTGAGCCTTAAACACATCGGCTTCCTGGGGGCGACGGCGCCGGCGGTGAAGGGTCTGGCGGATATCAAATTCAGCGGCGAAGGGGTCACGGTCGAATTCCAGGACCGGGAGGAAGAAAAGAAAGCGCAGGAGGCGCGGGCGAAAAAATACGGGATTGCGGCCAAGGAAGATGGGCACGTGACCAAGCCGGGGGAATGGGCGGCCGTCCCCGACGATGAATTCCTGGATCCGGTCAATTACCGTTACCCGTGCCCCAACGCGGACCAGACGCGGGCAGCCGCGGCCTACTGGGGAAAGCCGGACAACCAGGCGCAATACAGCTCCGAGGAGCGTGGAATTATAAACCGGCGTTTACAGGAAAAGGAGAAAAAATTCAAGATCGGAGAATATTCCGAAAGCAAAGGAGGAAGGAAGATGGGATTAAGAGAGATTTTGAAGGGCATTTTCACCAAGGCGATCGACGAGATCCCGGAGGATCAGCTGCAGGTCGTTTCGCCCAAAACCTTCACCGAGGCCGAGGTGAAGGAGAGGGAGCGCCTGGCGATCGAAAAAGCCGGCAAGGATTTCTCGGAAAAGGAAAAGGGCATCAAGGATCGGGAGGCGGCCGTCGCGGCCAAGGAACGCGAGACGCGGAAAACTGAAATCGTTTCTTTCGTCGAAGGTCTGAAGAAGGAAGGGCGAGTCGTCCCGGCGATGGAAAAGATCGGCGTCGGGCTCACCCCTTTCCTGGTCGAGATCGGGAACGCCGCCACGATGATGGAGTTTAAAGAGGGCGAGGCGGTGAAGAAGCAGACGCCCCTCGAGTTTATGAAGTCCTTCCTCGGCGGGTTGCCCACGCAGATTGAGTTCCGGGAAGTGGCTACCCGCGGAGCGGACACGGGCGGGACCGATGGGGAGAAGAGGGACAAACTGATCTCGGACTATGCGGAGAAGAACAAGGTCGGTTACAAAGTAGCGGTCCTGGCGGTCTCCAAAGAGCATCCGGACCTGTTCAAGGAAAGGTAAAAACAGAGAACGGCGCGATCAGAGATCACGCCCTACATCCAATAAGGAGGAAAGAAACCATGATAGGAGTCACTTCCGGAATGGAAAAGACGGTGAAGTGCACCGCCGCGATCGCCACCCAGTACCTGATTGCCAAGTTTGGGGCGGATGACGACACGCTTTCGCAGGCGGCGGCCGCGACCGACAATCTCGTCGGAGTTTTTCAACACATCACTTCGGCGGCGGCCGAGAGAGTGAGGGTCATGCTCTCGGGCATCAGCAACGTGAAACTGGGCGGATCGGTCACGAGGGGTGGGCCTCTGACCTCGGACGCCAACGGCATGGCGGTGGCCGCGGTCCTCGGACAGAACATCATCGGGTTCGCTATGGCCTCGGGCGTCCTCAACGACGTCATCCCCGCATTCCTGGCCCCGGGGATCCTCAACAGCCCGGCCGGAGTGAACGGCAATTCCTTCAAGATGGTGGCCACGGCGATCTTTGACGTGGCGGCCGGCTCGGGCGGGGAACGGGCGGTGGGCGCTTATCCCCTGGGAGTCACCATCCCGGACAACGCGATCATCACCCGGGGAATCGGCGATATCATCACTGCTTTCGTTTCCACGAGCAACGATGGGACCATTAAGGTCGGATCCCAGGACCAGGATGATGACCTCTTGGCGGCAGTGGATGCGGATACGCTTTCGGGGATTTTTGAGCTGATCCCCGTCGGAACGGCGGCTACGATGATCAAGATGACGGCCGCCCGTGAGCTCGTCCTGACGGTCGCGGTCCATAAACTGACCGCCGGCAAGGCGGTTTTCTTCGTCGAATACGTGATGAGCATTTAACCGATTGACGGGCGACCCGCCGGGTCGCCCCTACCCTTATTTAAAGGAGGAACGAAAATGCCGGAACCCAAAGATCTGCACGTCGACGCGGTGCTCACGAACCTGAGCATCAAGTATCGCAACCTGGCCATGATCTGGGCGGAGCTTATGCCGATCATCAAGGTCAACAAAAGGTCCGACTTGTATACGGTATATAACAAGGCGGACAGTTTCAAACTGGTCAGCGACATGATCGGCCCCAAGAGTCTGCCCAACGAAGTCGATTGGGGGGTCGCTACGGGCAATTATTCCGTGAAGGACCACGCTCTCTCCGATTGGCTGCCCCAAGAATCCATCGATAACGCCGACAACCCGGTGCAGCCGGAGATCGACACCAACGATTTTCTAAACCTCCTGATGGACATCGCCCAGGAGAAGAGAGTCGTGGACCTCCTTTTCGCCGCGGGCACCTATCCCAGCGGGAATAAGGTCCAGCTTTCCGGGACCGGCCAGTGGGGAAGCACGGCCGATGACCCGATCGGCAACCTGCTGACGGCCATCGAAACCTGTTTCGTACGGGCTAACACGGTTGTCATGGGGGCGGACGTCTGGGTGGTGTTCCGCAAATTACCCGAGATCCTGGACGCGGTGAAGGGATCGACGCGCTACCAGGGGAGCCCCGGGGGTCTGGCCACGATCCAGGAATGCGCCGGGCTCTTCGAGGTGGAGAAATGGCTCGTGGGCCGAACCCGGTATATCACTAGCAAGGAAGGCCAGACGCCGGCTTACGCCCGGCTGTGGGGCAAGCACTGTGCGGCCCTATATGTCGAGGCCAATCCTGGAGTCCGGTCGATCACCTTCGGCGGGACCTTTGTCGAAATGCTCCGGCAGACCCAGCGGGATTTCGATCAGAAGCGCGGGATCAAAGGGGCGCATTTCCTTAAAGTGGCCTGGAACAGCGACGAAAAGGTCGTCGCCTCCGACCTGGGATACTTCATCCAGGATGCGGTGGCATAAGCGGGCTGCGAAATCCGGGAGGCGGAATAAGGGGTGATCGGCCGATCACCCCGACAAGAAAGGAGAAACCATGCCTAAATACGTCGTGAAGGACATGCACCTTGTCTTTGGCCGCGAGGGGGATAAATCCGCGAGGACCTATGCCCCGGGAGAGGTCATCGACCTGTCGGAGGCGGAGGCGCGGAAGGTCGGATCCAACATCATCCCGATCAAGGCCGAGCCCGAGAAAAAAGACGAGAAAAAGTGATGATCCGGAGGGGGCGGCCCTTCGGCCGCCCCTTGAAACGAGGGGTGATATGAAAATATTATTTGCTCTCTTGATCTCCATCGTGCTGCTGGTTAATCCTGCCTTTTCTCAGACAGGCACAAAGGAACTTACCTTCCAGTGGGAGCAGCCCCTCCCGGTGGATGATCTGGCCGGTTGGAATCTCTACTACGGAAACGCTTCCGGCGTCTATGATAGGCTGGCCACCTTCACTTACTCTGGCACTCCCAGCGCAACCTATACGCAGGAATTCATTCTGACCAGCCCCACCGGGCAGGTTCTTACCTACTACTTCGTGCTAACAGCTTTTGACGGCGCCGGGAACGAGTCGGACTTTTCCAACGAGGTCTTAGCGCGGGTCGATTTCTTGGCTCCGGGTGTTCCGGTGAACTTTCGCGTCACTATCAAGGTGCAATGAAGCAAAGTGCCAAAGGCGTTCGGTTGCGATAGCCGCGGAAAAGATTTCATCCGGTGCCGCGTAACGATGCGGATTTGAATTATGGCTGAAATCCTGATCAAAGTAGCGGACTATGTTCACCCCGACCTTGAGAAAGATCGGCGCGGGGTGCATAAACGGGGCGATATCATCAATATCAAGCCCGATGGTTGGAGCGATGGCCCGAATTGGCAATATTCATGTTATCCATACTGGAGAAGAGATATTACCGATGGACTTATTCTGTTGGAAGGAAAATTCGTCCTCGTCAAATGCCCGGAGATTACGGTAGCGGAAGCAATTGCGTGGCGTGATAATTGGAAAGATGACTTTGCCTATCAGATCGTTTCTCAGAATGCACAGCAGGGTCTTTATGTGGTCCGGGTCTTTGAACAGAATCCTGGGGCCGCAGGGCAGAACAATCTGACTCGGGCCAAGATTGAATCATTCCTGATTAACTGGGGTTGCATAAATACCACCTTCACCACAAACTCTTGCCAATTCACTTTCAGCCTCTGGAATGCGGTTCGGTCCACGTCCTTTTGGGAAAGGGATGTTTCCTCCGTCGTTTTCACTCTCGTCTCTTACAGTTCCACTACCGGAATAGGCCGAATCTCTGCAAATTGCAATGTGATCATTGAGCAATTTGTGGTTACTCATGCAGACGACCCGATGGCCGAGGCAAATATTAAAGCGGAAATCCTTACACAAGTTTTGAATAGAGGAGGATCAAGTTTTGGATGGACTAATAGAACTTTAACTTTAGAGATTGAGCGTTCCAACATCCTAGCCCGATTCCGGGAGGATGTGAAGGAGAAGGCCGAGCAGACCTATCTGCGCCACCGATATAATGTGGCCTCGGCAGATGTTGACGCCGTGATTGCGGCTGGCGGGATCATGACGATAACCAGGATACAGCTTTTAAATAAACTCAGGGATAAGATGCTCCTAACGAGTAAAAGACTAAAGGCATAAATGGCAACCACAGTAACACATGTAATAGATCCCGATTCCGGCGCAGGTTACGACTACGACTCTCTCTTCGACTGGGAAGCCGGTGAGCAGGGAGACCTGACTGGAGTTCGGGATGAGATAGCGGCTGCCGATTGCCGGTGTACAGCAGGAACAGCAGACACGACAGGCTTCACTATCGCTGGGTGGACCATATCTGCGACCCAATATATTAATATCTACGGTGGCACCAGTTACCGCCATGCTGGGGTTTGGGATGATACTAAGTCTCGCATGTCTACAGGTTCATCAACAGCCATTAATATTCTGGCATCATGGACCAGGATTTCATACTTGCAATTTACCGTCACTGGCGGGTGCGATACCATAACATGCAGCACGGGGGCGATTGCAGATGTCAGGATTTTTAATAATATCTCTAGGTGCGTTAGCAGTACCGGAAGTGAGTTCATTTATGAAAACAACACAAATAGTTCTGGATGGAAGATTTATAATAACATAATTTATGACCATGCAAATTCTGGTATCCGTTTAAGCAGTGGTTCCAGCATGGTGGCATATAATAATACCATCAGCGGTTGCGGTGTTGGTATCCTAAATAATATTGAAAATGGTGTTATAGGAATCAATAATATCCTTAATGGATGCACAACGGGAGCAACGGGAACTTTTGCGGCTGGGACTGATTATAATGCTACGGACGACGCAGCCATTGGATACACAGTTACAGGCGGAGGAAACATCCATGACCATGTTTCCCATACTTTCACCTTTGTCGGTGCAACCGATTTCCACCTTGCTGCGGCTGATGTTGGAGCAAAAGACCTTGGAGTTGCCAATCCCGGCTCTGGTCTTTTCCTAGATGATATAGACGGTGTAACTCGAAGTGGAACCTGGGACATCGGGGCGGATGAGTATGTGGCGGCGGGGGAGATCCGCAATCTCCTGGCGGCGATCGCCGGAGCCAGCTTAACCCCAGGCATTGGGTCGACCTCCACGCGGGC